CTATTTCTCCTGAACAATGGTCGGCTCTTGCAACTATGATTATGGATTACCAAAAAGAACCTTTTAGTAAGGTAGTTGGTATTCCTAGAGGTGGTTTACCATTACAATGGGCTTTGGAACCATTTGTAACTAAAGGTGATCATCCATGGCTAGTAGTAGATGACGTTTACACAACTGGTACTAGTTTTAGAGAATTTTGTGTAACAAAAGAAACTATGTTTGCTTACAAATGGGTAGTTTTTGCACGTAAACCTATACCATTAGTAGGTAAACTTTCAAATGCAAAAGTAGATATAAATGCTTTATTCACAATGCCGGAGGTAGAAAAAAATGAAATGGGTGAGTAGAATACCAGAGTTTTGTTTAAGTCATTGGTTATTTAGAATACCATTGTCTATAATTTTTATACAACAAGGAATATCAAAATTACCAGTAACAATAGAAGGAGCAGAGTCTTTTGATTTGCCTTATATTGTTTGGTGGTTCGCCGCATATGGTGAACTAGGTGCAGGAATTGGATTAATAGTTGCTGGACTTATGGCTAACTGGAGTAAATTACGAGACTATGGAGATGTATTAACACGTTTTTGTGGTATAACAATTTGTAGTATTATGACTGGAGTTATTTGGGTTGGCGAACCTGCAAGTTTATGGGATGTCCTCTTATATGATAATCTTCATGTACTACTTTGGGTAGGTGGTTTGTTTTTTGCTCTTAGAGGTAATAGGACATGAAATGGTTAGTGATTGTAGTATTTGCAGGCATATCCCAAGATGGATCAAGAGATCTATATGTTTTTACACAACCTACGTTTGAAACAGAAATACAATGTCAAGCAGATATTACAGATCCAGCAGTCGTACCAATACTTGTTCAACAAGTAATTAAAGATAATGGATATCGCCCAATTGAAAAGGTTATTTGTATGGAAGAAAATGACTTTATAGAATTATACAAAAAATCTTGGCAAGAGGAAAACGAAATAAGTTTATAGGATAAAGATGACAAAATTAGTTTTTATACTAATGATAATGAATGGACAAGAAACCGAAGGACAAAAACAATATCCAAGTATGCAAAAATGTGGCTGGTATGCTAAAATGATTAATAAAGAAAGTGATAGACTGGCCGGACGTTACTCTGCTTGGTGTAAGCCTTCAATTATAGAAGTTGAAGAATAGGAAGTAAAATGGAACATGATTTTTGGTTTGAAATAGATCATACAATAACCGAAGACTTTAGACAAAAAATGCTAAAAATAGCTAAAAAAACACAGTACACTCGCTATGGACAGTATGCAAAGAAAGATAAAGAAAGGACTATGCATGGCGTAAGTAGAAATGTTGCATACCTTGATATTAAACCTTTGCTAAAGTGTGTTAACCATTTACCACATAATGTTTATCTATTACATAATCCGCCATACGATCCTGTTCCAAGACATATAGACTTTGTACAATATACAAGGAAGCGGAGTAGTGTCAGTTGGTATCTGTCACCAACACTTGATAAGTTTGCTCCAGTTGATTTTTATGATGCAGATGATAATAAGTTTACATATCATTATAAAGACAATGCAGTAATATTAAATACAGGATCATATATTCATAGTGTAACAAATAATGAACATGATAGATATATGTTACAATTTGCTTATGAAGAACCAATTGATTGGGTAATGGAAAACGTAAAATTCAAACCAATGGCTTAGTAGTGTGGAGGAACATCTGATAAAGCTTTATCAATGTTATCATAATAAGCTTGAATGTCATGATCACCTATAGAATCAAATCTTCCTTGTTTTAATCCTTGCCATACACCATTCCACCAATCACCTATACTTGGCTTTCCTATTCTATTCTTGCTGGTGATATAATATTCTTTACCATCATGAGCATAACCCATTATGTTAAAAGGAACCTTTGTAACAATATCATTATTGTTTCTCCAACGTCTATGAGTTACACCTAAGGATCTGCAATATTTTTTCCAGCCTACTCTTGGTGAGCCATAGGTATAAAGTTCTTCTACAGGTGCTATATCTTTGTATAAATGACATCTGCTTGCCATAATTGTAGCCATTGCGGCTCCTAAACTATGTCCACAAAACCAAATCTTTTTGTTTTGATTTGTTTTTCTTTGTAAATCTTCTAATACCATTGGCCAAAGTTCGTCAACTTCAGCTTTAAAGCCTTTATGCACTCTACTTACTGTTTCAGCTAATACAGGCATTGCTCTGAGGTCTGCTTTTATATCATTCCATTCTGTTGGTTGAGTACCACGGCAAGCAATAACTAAATCATCTTTATTTTGAAATCTATATGCCTGAGCTCCGTCTTTATCATAAAACTCAGTTGTGGTAAATTTTAATTTTTTTGCTTGCGACTTTGCTTCATCAATATTATTGTATGCTATTTTAGAAAGTTTGGCAAATAATAAAGATCTTTCTTTGAATGTCATTTTTGTAATCATATATGCACCTCCAATTATACACATATTTATAGTTTTAGCAGGCTAAATACAACGTAAGGAACAATAATGAGAAAACGCACTAGGAGTATATTACAAGAACTTAGTAATCTGCGAGTAGATACAAACCGCAGTGATGATTTCATACAGACCACAGGTTCTAATTTAATCGATAGTGCCGTAAATTTACTTGAAAAGATACATAAAGATTATTCACCTGACCAAGCTTTGGATTTAGAAAGAAGATTAATTAACAGCATCAAAACAGGCTCAAGTAAAAAGTTTATTGTTGGCGTTGAAAAGATAAAAGAAAGTAAACGTAGATGAAATATACTGCAAAACAGTGGGCCGAAATATCAGGTGGTCATACCATGACGGAAGAACCAACTAAAGAAAATTTTTCATTTCTAAAAGATTTACATGAAGCAAGAATGACACGTGATTCACGTAATCAAAGATTACTCTCTTTTAGTGATTGTAGAGAAAAAGCATACCTTTCTATACTTTGTATGCAAGCTATGAGATTTTATCGTAAGCATAAAACTGAAGCAACTAAGTATGCATATAAAACTGTGATGTTTAGAGAATACAAAAGATTTAGAATAGACGGAACAGATTTATATAATTTATTTCATTTTTTACAAGGTGACGAAAAAGCCTTAAGCAAATTAAAAAATCCAGATGCCGCCGCTATTGAAAGAAGAAAAACTGTAATCAGTATAGGAAATCTAAACGGTTTTCTTAGAAGATTAGCAAGTGGAGATAGTGTCGTTGATAAAGATATCAGGGCATTAGCACAAATTGAATCAGATCTTGATATAACAAATCCTCATTATAAAGCTATCAGAAGAAGACTTACAACCTTTGGTACTGATACTCCTAACGAAAGAAAAACTACAATAACCAGACTTTTATTTGCGGCTAGAAGTAAACTAAGTGACAGTGATGTTATGCCTATGTTTGCTAGGTTTACAAATGATAATAATCTTGAAGATTTTAATGCTACTGATCCAGAACCTAAAGTTAGTATACCCGATCTTGGTGGTATGGAAAATGTTCAATACTATAGATTATTAGTTCCTGTAACAAGTTTGCCATTTATAAGTAGATTTTTACAAATTATACAAAAAGGGCAGAGCATTCCTTCTGCTATTGCAGGTTCGTATTTTCCTTTAGTTATAATGATGCATGATATTATAAAAGCAGGACCTGCCTACATAGAACAGTTCAAAATGCTTCATAAACGTGCAAAAAGAAGCCTTAAGTAACCTATTTTTCCACTAAAAGCTAAATACAATATAGAAAGCCCGTAGAGTAACGGGTTGTCATTTAGAGAACTAAGGAGATAAAAATGGCGGCATTCACAAGATCAAATGGTTTAGGCCATGCACATGGTACACTATATTCAACAGCAAACTTAGACTTTTACGCAATTGATTGTAAAGCATCACTAGCGGCAAAAGGCGGTATTGGTTCAACTATTGAAGCAGTTATGCAAGAGTGTCAAGCACTTATGCACGTTTCATCTGGAACAGACGGATTCATCGGCGTTATCGTTGATGGGCACTCAACAAGTGCGGCAGACCTACAAGCAAGAGTACGTCAGTTAGGTACAGTCGATTCAATCGACCTATCATCTGCAACTGTTGCATTACAAACAAACCTATTCGATATTGCAGACGCATAAGAGTAGATTACTTTAAAAAAAGGAGCGTCACTTTTACAGTGGCGCTTTTTTTATGGCTGGTAAGTACAAGATGCGTTACCTTCCTGATTATTATATAACTTTTATTCATAATCCTAAAACTGCTGGCACAAGTATAAGTCAATGGCTAGATGAAAATTTTAAAACAGTTGAAGGTAAAAAGCATGGACATATTGTTGAAGTTAATACATATTTTCCAAATACAACATATACATTTGGAGTAGTTAGAAATCCTTGGGAAAGATTAGCAAGTTGGTATCTATTTGCAAATCATGGAAATCAAAATTTCAAGGATTGGTTATTAAAACGGGTTAGTAAACAAGCATCAAATTTATCTTTTCAACCCTTTTTACTTTGGGCTAGAGCCTGGTATAGCTTAGACACACCACAACATGATTGGTTTGGCACTCATACAAAAATACTACGTTATGAGAATCTAGAAGAAGATTTTAAACAAATACAAGATAAATTGGATTGCCATGTTCCTTTACCAATTACAAATAAGAATATAGAATATAACTATAAAGATCTTTACACAAAAGAATTAGTAGATTTTGTACGAGATCTTTATTTTAAAGATGTATTAGAATATGGATATAAGTATGGAAACTAAATTTATTATTGAAACAACAGTTGATATTACAAATCATATCAAAGTTTCAAAAGAAAATAGAATAGCTTATGGACAAAAACAAAATTATATGACTGTAATTAATACAGTAGGGTTAAGAGTGAATCCTACTATAGATGATGATCCTATAATAATATACCAAGACACTGATCTAGGAAGTAATAGAGTATGGCAACTAACTTTTTCTATTGCATACGAAGGTGCATTAACAATAGAAATGCTAGAAAACGATTTTATGTTAGTGCCATTCATAGCAGATCTTGAAGAGACAAGTAAATTTAAAGAAAATGTTTTCATAACAAAAGGAGAAGGTAAAAATATTGTTTTCAAAATGTTTGATAAATAATAATAGTGAAGATTCACTTAGGCATTTATTCTATCTAACACCGAAAAGGCTATTTCCTGTCGTATAAAAATGGAGTATAAATGTCGACTTTACAATCATCAAATCTGGAAAAAGAAAGCTTAGAAGCCCATGTTGACAAGTGCGATATGAGATATGAGCAATTTGATAAAAGATTAGGAAAAGTTGAAAAAAAGTTAGATGAAATAAGTGATCAAATGGCAAGCGGACAACAAAGTTTAATAAAAGTAATAATTGGAGCGGCTGGTACCATTGTAGCAGGATTACTTTCAACTATAGTGGTTATACTATTACAGGCAGGTTAAAATGTTATTAAGAGAATTGTTTGAAAGACAAGTCTATGCTAAGAGAGGAAACACTGTTGTACGTAAATACAGATGCACCTCTGGTGCAAGAAAAGGAAGAACTGTAACAAATGTGGCACAATGTTTTGCGCCTCCTGATGTTGCAAAAAGAAACAGGTTAAAGATAACTAAGGCTAGATTAGGAAGTAAAATGACGAGAAAAGCAAAACGTACAAAAAGAATTAATCCAGCCAGTATTAGAGTTAAGGCTATGAATAGAAAATGAAAATTACTGATTTACAAATTGCTGAAGCACCCGATGAAGATCCAGTAAAAATGGCACAAGTGCAATTACAATCTGCAAAAGATGCTAGACAAGCTATCCAAGATCAAATGACTCAATTACAAACCCAAATGAGAGCTTCTGATGAGGCAATCAAAGCCGCTCAACAAGCTGTAACAAATGCACAAAGAATGCGAATGCAGTCAGCAAGAACACAGCAACAACCGGGTAACACTATGGGAGCACCTAATCCAACAGGTACTCCAGGTTAATGAATTTTAAAGAAATATCAAACGGTCTAATGGTGGCCACAACAAATGAGGAAGAATCATTGTTGCGTGAATTACCAAGCCTTTGTGATTACAATGAATTCGCAGAAAGACAACAATTTATACTTGACAATTTAATAAGAAAAGATATAATAAAAAGAGTCCTTCATAATGGAAAGTGTTATTTGATAAATCATGAAAGATCTAATAGGTGAAATAAAATCCTTAATTACACTAGGATTAACAAAGTACCCTTTGCCTTACAAAGCAGGTAATGCAATACGTGTTGGGCCAGTAATAGTACGCCAAAGAAAAGATAAAACATATCTTTTATTTGATTGTAAAAAAGATACTGCAATTAGCTCTGCTCATTCTAAACACGGAGCATTAGCTATTGCAAAATTATATAATGAAGATAAAAATATACAAAAAGCTATTAAACTAGATAATTCTGTAGGAAAATATGATGCAGACATTATGTTTTATGAAAATAGTTACAAAATTACTAATGATGAATTCAAAAAAGATGTTTTAGATGCAAGAATATCTGTTGCACAACTAGATATGGATTCAACCATTGATCAGTTAGAACAAATTATCTTCTCATAGAGATAAATACTTTTAAATAAAACCTATAGGAATGTGTTATGAATATTTCAGAATTTGCAAAACCAGTAACTGCTAAAAGTTTGAATGAAAGCCTAGAAAAACGATTTGGTTCAAAGCTTTCACTTGAAAACTTTACTATTGAACAACTACAAGATGCTCGAAATAAATTGAGAACAAAGTTAAGTGCCATTGAAATGAAAGAAAATTTTAATGCTGTAGTTGAAAATGACGACTATCAAAAATCAAAACTATTTTTGGATATTCTAAACGCCGAACTATCTGAAAGAGGTGACGTTGATAGTGACAATATTATAGAAGAAACAGAACTTAGCGAAGGTGCTGAAGACCAGGCTGAGATTGTTATGGCCGCTAAAGACATGGTAGATAGAGTTACAGGTTGGATGGAAGATACTGCAGAAATGAAAACAGAATCAATGTTAGATCTTGCAGATGCAATACGTGATGAAATGGGTGTAGAGCAAAGTAATGCTTTTGTAGAAACTATTAAAGCAAGCCTAGACGAATTATACACATCAATGGAAGGAACAAGAGCCGCATTGAGTAATGGAGTAACCATGCTTACTGGCGAAGGCGAAATGACTACTCCTATGGGTGGTGACGATATGGCAGTAGATCCAAGTATGGAACCTACAGTTGATCAAGATGATGCCGCAATTCCTGCAGGAGATGATGATTTTGCGGCGGCTGAACCAGCGGCTGGCGGTGATGAAGTTGCAGGTAGAGAAACTAGAGAGAGTGTAGACCCACGTAAGCTGGCAACCACCCTCGCATCAAAAAAAAAGTAACCGAAGAAGTTAACACAGATAATCTTTATAGACTATTACGACTTATCAAAGCAGAAGGCATTGACGAAATGTCTTTTGAAGAATTAGATAAGATGATGGATAATAGTGAAATTCCACAATTTAATTATGAAACATTTGATGCGGCTTTTAAAGCTGATGATCGTATAAAAAATATTGTTAGTAACTATGATGGAGAAAAGATAAGTTTTGGTGATAGTTTGCCTAAGGGTGGAGGAGACCAAGATACTGTATCTACAATGGCAAAAAGAGCAACAGATGTAGGCGATAACTTATAAGTTGACAATAACCATAATATAGTTTATACTACTATAATGTCCTTAATTATAGAAAAATACAAATATGAAAAATTAAAAAGAGTAAATGTTGATGGTAAACGTCGATATGAAACTCCAGGTGGTCCGCCAGTTGCAAGTGTTACAACTATTTTAGGCGAAACAAAAGATAAAACACATTTGATTGCATGGAAAAAACGTGTGGGAGAACAAAAAGCACAAGAGATTGTCACAGAGGCAAGTGGTGTTGGAACACGTATGCACAAATATTTAGAAGATTACATTGATACAGGAGAATGGCCTACTCCTGGCGGTAATCCATATGCTCAACAAGCACACTCAATGGCTACAAAAATAAAAGTTCATGCAATGGATGATGTAGATGAAATTTGGGGTAGCGAAGTTCCTTTGTACGTTCCAAAACTATATGCAGGCACAACTGATTTAGTTGGCGTATACAAAGGAAATCCTTGTATAATGGACTTCAAGCAAACTAATAAGCCTAAAAAATTAGAATGGGTTGAAGATTATTTCTTACAACTAACGGCTTATGCTATTGCACATAATGAAATACACAACACTGAAATACGTGAAGGACACATCTTTATGTGTAGCAGAGCAGGTGAATACCAACAATTTGATCTATGGCCAAATGAATTTGACGATTGGAAAACAGAATGGTGGAATAGAGTATATCAATATTATGACAAACATCATTAAAATACAAAAATTCAAAAAAAAAGGTTGACCTTTATAAAATCCTTTGCTATAGTGTGTATATTGTAACAACAAACGGAGGCATTAATGGCTTTTACTACAATTAAATCTAACCAAAAAACTTTCTTAGAAACTTATCTAAGAGGTACTGGTAAAACTTTGACTGCGGCTGATGCTAAAGCAAGGTTTGGCATTCAGCAACTTCCTGCTAGAATGAGTGAACTTAAAGCGGCTGGTCTTAATGTTAAGACTTCAATCGCTACTACTGGTAAAACCAGATATGGTATTACTGCTCGAGATGTAAACGGAAGCCGAGCAAAAGTATTTGCTTAATAGCAAATTATCTCTTTAGTTTAAATAGGCCTACGGGTCCTATTTTGCTGACTAGTCAAAACAAAAAACATCATAAATACAACGAAGGTATTTAGGAGTGTTAATATGGCCGTTGTACAAATTTCAAGAATTCAACATCGTAGAGGTAAAGCAAATGTATCAGGTGTACCTCAATTAGCAAGTGGTGAGTTAGGTTGGGCTATTGATCAACAAAAATTGTACATAGGTAATGGTAGTGTAAGTGAAGGTGCTCCTGCTACTGGTAATTCTGAAATATTAACTACAAAAAGTGATATACTATCATTAGTAGGACAGTATACTTATAGAACTGCTGACAATGTACAAACTGGTGCAACTTCAGCCACGCCTATAAAAAGATCAATTGCAGTAAAACTAGATGATGTTGTAAGTGCTAAAGATTTTGGTGCATTAGGTGATGGCTCTGATCAAACAGATGCTTTACAGAGAGCTGTAGATCAATTATTTTTATCTCCTATAGGTGGAGAAAATAAAAATATTACACTCAGTATTCCTGCTGGAGAATATTTAATAACTTCTCCGATTTATATTCCTCCATATGCTAACATAGTTGGAGATGGTATGGGTAAAACATTGCTTACTGGAACAGGAAGTAGTGTATTTTACACAAAAAATAGCACCAGTGCAGGCGGTGGTACATATTCAGACGATAGTACAAACACAAGCGTAAATCAACCAAAATACATCAGAATTAGCGATATGTCTATTACTCATAGCCAGTTTGGTGGAACTATTATTCTGCAAAATTGCAGAGATAGTGAATTTAGGAATATAAAACTAAAAGCTACTTGGAATTTTGGAGATGGTACAGAAGTTGATTATGGTGCTTTTAAATTACGCAGTGGATCTTTAGGTTCATTAGATTGTAAAAATAATATATTTAAAAATATACATATTGAAAACTATGCCTATGCTTATTTTTCAGATGATGATGCAAGCTATAATCAGTTTGATGGTGGAAAAATACATAGCATGGCATATGGATTTAAGTTTGGCATTGGCACAGTACTTGGATCTGCAGGACAAATAAGAGGACCAAGTTACAACACAATTGAGAATATAAGTTTTGATAATATTAATAAACAAGCTATAATTATTGATAATGGAACAGCAAATTCATCTGTAAATAACAAGTTTGTATATGTAGGAAATGATAATGCAAATAGCCATAATCCTGTAGTAAGTGTTATCAAATTTGGTAAAGTAGGCAATCATAGTGATAATGATTATTTTCAAAGAACTGCTGACTTAACTGTAAATACAAATTATAATTCAACAACTTATCCTCCAGAAGTAGAAGGACCAAAAGATTATATTAATAATTACATAGTGTCAACTGGCATTAGTGGACGTTTAACTTCTACATTTTTTATGGCTTTGCCAGCAGATGGCACTACAGGAACAATAGAAGTTTATTACAAATATACAGCACAGAACTCACCGGGTCCTGTGCATAGAAGAGGTACTATGAGATTTAACTGGAATAAAGGTATTAGTTCATCAGAAGTAAATTTTTCAGATGATTATATCTATGATGGAAATTCCACATTAACAGAAGCATTAGAATTTACTGCTTCTATGTTAGGATCTCGTATACTTATAAATGCCAAAAATTTAACAATAGGCGAAGGTGCAGACGCAGATCAATTTGATTTCACTTTAAGACATATGGCATAGTATGTTTAAAGAAAATTACTATCGAAATATGGAGCTCTGGCTAGGTTTACGTAATCAACTAGAAGTTGACAAAGATCCTTTTGACTCTGTGTTTAAATTTTGGAATAACGTACCTACTTCAAAAATAAGTATTGATCCTTATGATAAAGAGCGTTGGCCAGATCCATGGGAAATGATATATGAAAATGACTACTGCGAATTCAAAAAAATTTTAGCAATTTGTTACACATTACAATTAACCGATCGCTTTTCTCGGTCCGACTTTGGGATACATATAACACTAGACCGAGATAAAAGTAGGTACGTGTACCTATTAGAAGTTGACAATAAAACCATTAGCATTTATAATAACATAGTTGGGTTTATGAATGCAAGCACCGTAACGCCAGTTCAATATTCAGAACTACCACAGTACAGTTAATATAGGAGATAGTCGTGAGTGAAAATATAACAATCATAAAAAGAAGCGGAGAAAAAGAAGAATTAAATATAGAAAAAATGCATAAGGTGGTAGCATTTGCTTGTGAAGGAGTATCTGGGGTAAGCAGTAGCCAAATAGAAATGAATGCAAATTTACAGTTCTATGATGGTATGAGTTCAAGAGAAATACAAGAAATTTTAGTACGCAGTGCAAATGATTTAATATCTTTAGATATACCAAACTACCAATATGCCGCGGCAAGATTGTTATCATATGGAGTAAACAAAGATGTTTTTGGAGCATATGATGCTATTACTCTAAGTGAAATAATTAATTTAAATATAAAACGTGGTGTTTATGATTCCTCTATACTTGATTATTATACACAAGAAGAAATAAGCACACTTGATAGTTATATTAGACACAAAAGAGATGAAAATTTTACCTATGCTGGTCTTAGACAGGTTGTAGATAAGTACTTGTGTCAGGATAGAAGCACTGGCGAAATTTATGAAACTCCGCAATTCATGTATATGATGATCGCGGCAACACTATTTGCACAGTATCCAAAAGAAAATAGGTTATATTATGTAAGGAGATACTATGACGCGACCTCATTATTTAAAATCAATATCCCAACGCCAGTCATGGCTGGAGTGCGTACTCCTGTTAGGCAGTTTGCCTCTTGTGTCTTGGTTGATAGCAATGACACTCTTGACTCGATCTTCGCAAGTGATATGTCGATCGGAAGATATACGGCGCAAAGAGCAGGAATCGGAATAAATGCAGGACGTATAAGAGGAGTAAACTCTAAAATTAGGGGTGGAGAAGTTGCACATACAGGAATCATTCCATTCCTAAAAAAGTTTGAAGCAACTGTTAGATGTTGTACGCAAAATGGAGTACGTGGCGGTAGTGCAACTACACACTTCCCGTTTTGGCATCAAGAGATTGAAGATATTCTTGTGCTTAAAAATAACAAAGGCACAGAGGACAATCGTGTACGTAAGTTAGATTATTCTATTCAACTTAACAAAACAATGTATGAAAGATTATTAGCTGGCGGAGACATAACATTGTTTTCACCACAAGACGTTCCTGGACTTTATGAATCTTATTTTGATGATCCAAAAGTTTTCCAAGAGCTATACGAAAAATACGAACGTGCTACAAGTATCAAAAAGAAAAAAATTCCTGCAATGGAATTGTTTTCAGCTTTAATTAAAGAACGTGCTGAAACAGGACGTATTTACATAATGAATGTGGATCATTGTAACACACATAGTTCATTTAAAGATAAAGTATATATGAGTAATTTATGTCAGGAAATAACATTACCAACTAAACCATTAGAACATATAGACGATGAGAATGGGGAAATTGCTTTATGTATATTAAGTGCAATAAACGTAGGAACTTTAAAAACTTTAGATGATTTAGAAGAGTTATGTGAATTAGCTGTAAGAGCTTTGGAAGAAATAATTGATTATCAAAACTATCCTATTAGAGCCGCCGAAATTTCCACAAAAGCAAGAAGAAGTTTAGGTGTAGGATATATAGGATTAGCACATTATCTAGCAAGAAATCATGTAGGCTATGATGATGACAGAGCTTGGAAAATTGTACATGATTTATCTGAAGCATTCCAATATTATCTGTTAAAAGCTAGTAACAAATTAGCACAGGAAAGAGGTGCTTGTGAGTATTTTGATAAAACTAAATATAGTGATGGAGTATTGCCAATTGATACATATAAAAAGGACGTGGACACTATTGTTCCAAACGTATTAAACTATGATTGGGATGGTTTACGCAATGATATTAGACAACACGGTTTACGGCACTCAACATTGTCTGCACAAATGCCTTCAGAGAGCAGTTCCGTTGTGTCGAACGCTACCAATGGAATCGAGCCTCCTAGAGGATACTTGTCCGTTAAGAAAAGCAAAAAAGGGCCTCTTAAGCAGATTGTTCCGCAGTATCAAACTTTAAAAAATTATTATACACTTTTATGGGATATGCCTAGCAACGAAGGTTATATTAATATAGTTGCAGTGATGCAGAAGTTTTTTGATCAAGCCATAAGTGGTAATTGGTCCTACAATCCAACGCAATTTGAAAACAATGAAGTGCCTATGAGCAAAATGATTAACGATTTGTTAACAACTTATAAAATGGGATGGAAAACCTCTTATTATCAAAACACTTATGATTATAAAACTGATCCAAGTGAATTAGAAGACGAGGCAACACCTGTAGTAGAACTTTCTCCTTCTCCGGAAACAGAAGAAGAAGATTGCGAAGCCTGTACCATATAAAAAAACTTGACACATAATGCTTTTTAAAGTATTATTGTTACATAAATTGAGGAAGAATAATGTCTAAGACTGTATTTAATAAAGAAAAAGTAGACTTCACCAAACAGCATATGTTCTTTGGAGAAGATCAAAACACACAAAGATATGATATATTTAAATTTCCTGTGTTTGATAAATTAAATCAAACAATGTTGGGATATTTTTGGCGACCTGAAGAAGTAAGTTTGCAAAAAGATAGAGCAGACTATGCAAGTTTTAGGCCAGAACAAAAACATATATTTACTGCTAATTTAAAATATCAAACATTATTAGATAGTGTGCAAGGACGTGGCCCGTGTTTAGCATTTCTTCCTCATGCAAGTATTCCAGAACTAGAAGGATGTATTATTACTTGGGACTTTTTTGAAACTATTCATAGTAGATCTTATACCCATATAATGAAAAATGTATATCCTGATCCTAGTATAGTTTTTGATACAATTTTAGATGATGAAAAAATTATTGAACGAGCTGTTAGTGTAACAAAACATTATGATGCTTTTAATGAAGCATCAGATAATTATTTCCACAAAGGAAAAGGTTCATTATATGATGTAAAAAAGAAAATGTACCTTGCAATGCATACTGTAAATATTTTAGAAGGCTTGCGTTTTTATGTATCCTTTGCTTGTACTTTTGGTTTTGGTGAACTAAAACTTATGGAAGGTAGTGCAAAGATTATTAGTCTTATTGCACGTGACGAAGCACAACATCTAGCATTAAGCACACATATTTTAAAATTATGGGCTCAAGGAAAAGACGATCCTGACATGGCTAAGATTGCAAAAGAATCTACTGAAGAAGTTTATGCTCTTTGGAGAGAGTGCGTTAGTGAAGAAAAAGATTGGGCCGAATATCTTTTCAAAGATGGCTCAATGATTGGTTTAAATGCAACATTACTTAATCAATATGTAGAATATATTGCTAACAGAAGATTAAAAGCACTTGGATTTGATGCAATCTTTGATGCACCAGTAAACACCAATCCTTTACCATGGACACAACATTGGCTTAGTAGTTCAGGATTGCAAGTTGCTCCACAAGAAACAGAAGTAGAGTCTTATGTAATTGGAGGAATCAAACAAGATGTAGATAAAGACTCATTAAAAGGGTTTAGTTTATGATTACAATATATGGTAAACCTGCGTGTGCAAGTTGTACAAAAGCAAAAGCATGGTGCGAAACACATGGTCTAGAATTTGAATACAAACAACTTGACGTAGACTTTACCACAGAAGAATTATTTGAAACTTTTCCTAACGCAAGAACATTTCCACAAATTATAGTAGGAAGTAACAAAGTAGGCGGGTATGAACAAATGATTACATATGTTGAAAGTACAAATTACAACGGAACAGGATTTACATTATGATGATTGAAACACCTTTTAAACTTAATGATACTATCACTATAAGGACTACTGCTGGAGAAGAAATAGTTGCACGATTCCAAGCTGACACAACAGGCGGCATAACTATTACTAAACCATTAGCTCTTGTAGCATCTAAAGATGGAATAGGACTTGGTCCTTGGGTATATACTGTAGATCCAGCTTCAAATATAAAAATAAATAAAGATAATATAGTATTCGTATGTAAAACAGAACCTGGTATGGCATCACAATATATGACAGCAACCACTGGTTTAACAATGAACTAGGAAATTTTATGCCACTTGTAGCAAGAAAAGATGGAGCAGAAGTAGTCAACACAGTTCATGTTAGTGTTGGCGATGCAAATCCACTTGATGGTATCGCTTGTGATGCCGCACCACAAAATATTGCTACAGAACAAGGTAGTGATGATGTATTTGTTGAAGGCATAGGAGTTGTTCGAAAAGGCGATAACGAACAAGCTCACACAATCCCAGGATGTTCTACACATCAAACAGGATTAGCAACACATAGTAATAATGTGTTTGCAAATGATAAAGAAATTGGAAGAAAAGACGATACATATGGCTGTGGAGCACAAATTACTAATGTGACACAATCTACTGTATTTGCAAATGGCCAGTAGAAAGGCACTTATGAAAATACTTACAGATGTAGACGGAGTTCTACTTAATTGGAATAAACAATTTGAAACATGGATGGAGCAAGAAGATTATCTTTTAGATAATCCTGAAGGATATGCAATCCATAGGCGTTTTGGAATATCAAGAGATATAGCAACAAAAATGGTTAAAGACTTTAATGAAGGTCCTTGGTTATCACATTTGGAAACACTAGAAGGTGCAAAAGAAGGCGTTGCTGAATTAGTTGAAAACGGTTATAAATTTGATATATGTACAGCAATTGGCACAAATCAATTTTCTAATGAAGCAAGGACTCGACATTTAAAATATACTTTTGGTAAAAATACTTTTGACAAGTTTGACTATGTAGATATGTTTGGCGATAAAGATGCTTTCTTAGAACAATATTTAGATACAGGATTTTATTGGTTAGAAGACAAGCCTGAAAATGCAGTAGCTGGATTAAAATTTGGATTAAAATGCATTCTTATAGATCATCCATATAATAAATGGTTTGACCATCCAGAAGTTAGAAGAGCATATAGTTGGGATCAGGTTACTGAGATTATTCTAAATGAATGATAAGCATGAGCAAATTTCTCTTGCATTTGCAACATATATTAAAGAAATAGAAAACTTTGATAAGAATGGTGTAAAAGTAAGTGCCGCTAGAGCTAGACAAGCATTAAGTGAAATAAAAAAACTTATACCAGACTTAAGATCAGAAATTCAAAAAAGAAAGGACGAAATGTAATGGTTGTAGGATATATTTTAGTTGCCGTATCTATACTGGCAAATGGTGTAGTCGAAGGAAAAGCTCTTGATTACTATACGAGTAATATGGATTGTTATTCAGTTGCGTTAAAACATGAAAGTCTTGCAGACCCTGGAGTTGGATTTGTTTGCTTAGAGGATTACGTAGAAACAAATGATTGAAAAAGAATTTGATACACCATACAGCATGGTACCAACTGTAATATCTATATGTGAGGATACTGCAAATTGTACTATAGAATGGCCAACATCTCATATTAAAGATAAAATAATAGAATTTATTGATAAAAGCAATTATGTGTGTAAGGCAATTTATTCAAATGATGAAATTTTAGCTAATGAAATCAAATATTATCTAGGCGGATTGGTAACCGCAGATCAAAACGAATTAAAAAAAGTCAAAGATAAATTTATTTAATAAATATTCAAAAGTGTTAGGAGGGTATAATGCTACACAGGTTACAAGACTTAGATGATAGCGATTATAGGTTAATAGAATCAATATTGCTTACAGAATTTCAAAAACAAAGTGAACAAGATAAAAATAGAAGATCATTTGGTTATGAAAGGCCCTTTGAAAGATCAAACAAAATACTTAATTGTATGAGAGCTGTCCGTTCACAAAGGCAATTTAAAGAAAAACTTGCAGAAAAGTGGTAATACTTTTTATAATTGCTATTTTTATTTCATTAGTATTCCTACTGACCTGTCTTGTATATCTTTTCATGAATGAATAACATTACCAAATACTAAGATAAATTATAATATGCAATTTCAATATATTAATAATGGTGTAGCTGTAAAAGTTAATGATGTTGACATTGCAAATATTAGTGGTGATGATGTTCTTGGCATTAAAGAATTACTACAAAATAATTTAATAGTGGTACTAAAAAAACAAAATCGTCTTCCGTATCACTTTGTAAATTTTATTGAACGTATAGGCACTATTGCTAATTATAGACAATTCATATATACAAAAGAAGGAGAATTTTATCTTGGAAGAACGCCTCCTTCTACCTCTGAATGGAATAAAGACAAAGAATTATATCCTATACAAAGAACAACTGCAAAAAAGAATAAAAAAGGTATATCAACAGGTATATTCAGTTCAGGCATATTGGATTGGCACGCTAATCTAAATGGACTGGATCGTGCTGATGGTGTAGCACTACAAGGTTATGAAGGTTGTGAAAACACCAGCACAAGTTATTTGAATACAAATTTAGCCTATGCAGATTTATCGGAATCATTCAAAAAAGAATTAGAAGGTGTTTATTGTGAATATGAATATACACCAGAAGTATGGGCTAAAGGGTTATCTGAAACACAATTAAAAATGATGAAGAAAGATTCAGCAGATGACAAACCTTATAAGATGTGGTTGCTTCAACAAAACATTGCAGGTGTGAAAGGCATTTATTTTTATACCAACAACAAGTGTAAAATTATAACAAAAGATGAAACACTGTTCCAACGCTTATATGATCATATGTTTCAGGAAAAATACATTTATCAGCATTGGTATGAACCAGGCGATATTGTGTTAATGGATCAATTACTAACACTACACAAAAGAGATCAAAATGATCCAGAAATCCTTGCAAAAAGAGTGTTGCATAGGATTACATTTAGAATATCAAATTACAATAACTTTATTGCTAAAAATAACAACATTGTTGCATAATTAACACAACATTTGTTCTATACTAGCTTATCATAATTTCCTAAGGACTAAATAGAAAAGTGGGAAGGAAACAACTATTCCAACCCACTTTTTAGCATAAAAAGAAGGGAATCGAAATATGCGTATGGTATTTATTACTTTAGCGGCTATTATTTTTGCTGGTTCAGCAAATGCCGCAGACCTCTCGGGAGAGATTAAATCCACAGTTGCTGAAACGAATGCAGGCAACTGGGGTGCTACCACAGAATTCACATTAGGCATTGCCGCAGGAAATGTAGCAAACGGTAGCATTGAACTTAAAGCTGTACCTGGCGGTGACTTTGATATTGACGAATGGCACATTGGAACAACAGTAAACATGGTAGGTTTATCTTTGGGTAAACAAGGTGATGTTTGGGTTGGTGCAGAAGGAGAACATACTCTTTCAATACCAGCAATGAGTGACAGTTTGCAGGCCAATATGGGTGCTGGCAATATTGCTTTAGGCTTTACTGACGTTACTGCAGATGTAACAGATTTAAGCAACTTACAAGGTTCATATACAGTAGGAGCAGGAATAGGAAAAATTACTGGTGCTGTTGATTATAATCTTGATAGTGAAAATGTAATCATCGGAGCATCACTTGCTGACTTTAATGTTGGTGGTGCTGGTCTTGGTGGTGCAGTAACTTATGATACTGATCTTGAAAAACTTGGTTTTGAAGGTGTAACAACCATTGCAAGTGCAAAGGTTTATGCAAACGGTGACAAAGATGATTTAATTCAAAACATTGGTTTAGGATATGATCATAATGTGTCTGGTATTACTTTAGGTACTGATATTAATTATAATATTGATGCTGAAGATTGGACACCAACTGCTCACGTATCATTTAGTTTCTAAATACAATTTGTATTTGTAAAAAGAGTGTCTTCGGGCACTCTTTTATTTTCCAATTAAAAAACACAAATAAATACTTGCAATATAGTATAAAATATGGTATACTTGAATATATATAAAAGGTATATGTATGGGTAAAAAAAGAATTATTCTACTAAATGATATTTTTGATAATGACATAACCGGATCCACACAGTCTGCTCTTGAAGATTTAAGTGAGGATGAATTTAATCAACAGCATTTAGAACATCTTGAAAAAGCTAACGAAAAGTACGAAGTCAAAATGATTTCTACTAACAACAAGTATACATTTTGGAGCCGGTACATGGGTCCATATGCTGTAGCCAGTTCTATTAATGAAAACTGCCCTGATTGGGAATGTGTTGTTATTGACTGGTTTACAAAAATAGAAAACTTCCACCAATATATAGAAAATTTTATAAACGAAGATACTTATTACATAGGTCTATCAACAACGTTTTTGCTTAATACATTTAATCCAAGAGCTCAAGACTTTAATTTATGGTTTACAAGACACGCAAAAGTCCATGATTGGTTTGAAGGTATCCATGAAATCAATCCAGATATAGAATTTATACTAGGTGGTGCTATCACAGATTTATTTTACAAAATACATTTTAAAACAAGACCAGAAGCAAATTTTCCTACAGCATTTCAAAAATACATAAATTATGTATTCAACGGATATGCTGAAGATACAATAGTAGAATTTTTAAATGGTGAACTTGATCCTAAAAAAGTACACGAAAAAAATGGAATATATTTTATTAATGAAACTAAAATGGCATCAACTGGTGCAAAAGTATTGAAAGGTAATTTTCAACACAATATGGCTATAAAAAATGGTGAATGGATGCCTTTAGAAATTAGCAAAGGTTGTAGATTTGGTTGCAAGTTTTGCTTTTACGATATTAGAGGAACATTAATAAAAGATGCAGATTGTTTAAGAGAAGAATTACTCTATAACTACGAAAATTTTGGTGTTACTGGATATATGCTTACTGATGATACTGTTAATGATAGTCCAGAAAAGATCAATATGATGCATAAAGTAATTAAAAGTTTACCTTTTAAGATGGAATGGATAAGCTATTGTAGACCTGATATGTTTCATAAATATCCAGAAATGTGGCCTAAGATGATTGACATGGGTTGTCGAGGTGTATTTTTAGGAGTAGAAACTTTAGATCATACAGCTGGTAAATTAGCTGGAAAAGGTTTAGATCCAGAGAAAATTAAAGAAATAATTACATGGATGCGTGAAGTTGCACAAGACGATGTGTTCATATTAGCAAGCATGATTATTGGCCTACCTGGCGAAACCAGGGAAAGTTTACGTAATACAGCAAGATGGTTTCAAGAGCAACGTGTCTTAGACAAAATACAATATGAATTATTTTTTGTATCTGATGGCAATGATAGTAAATCTCCAGCATTTACCGGAAAGCCAGACAATCCTTATGGTATCCATTTAGAATATTATCCTAACTATTATTGGAAACATAATACAATGGATTTGCATGACGCACAAGAAATGTCACTTGAATGGGAAAAAATGCTTATAGATCATCCTAAAACAGCATTTGAAAGACACTTCAGTTATAACACAAACTTTTGGGCTTATCCTCGGTTACGTAGTTTAGGATACGATCATTTAGAGTCTGTTGGAATACTTACAGCAAAAGTTGTTCCTCAACCTGTGTATGAACGTAATCGTAAATGGATTGATAATTACCACACTGAATTGAAATTAATTAATCACGTTAGATCCTTAAATGAGGAAATGGCCTTAGCATGAAAATAGCAATAACCGGCCATACAAAAGGTATAGGGCAGGCTATCTATGATCTACTTGGACAAGAGCATGATGTAATTGGCTATAGCAGAAGTAATGGCTATAATATTAACCAACCTGAAATAATATTTGAAGAAGCAAAAGATTTTGATATCTTTATTAATAATGCACAATCTAAAGATGCACAATTACAATTATTTAATTTATTTTGGCAAGACTGGAGATATAAGGAAAAAACTATAGTTAATATAGGCAGTTCTAGTTACTATCCTGAAACTAAATCTAAATTTGGATCCTATGTAATTAATAAACAAGAATTACACAATAGAGTGAAACAAGCTTGTTTGACTACTATGAATAACGGCAATCAAAAGTGTAGAGTAACTAATATTATTGCTGGGTGGACTGATACTGATATGGTAAAAATGTTACGTATATTTAAAAAAATGGATCCAGAAATAGTAGCTAAAAATGTAAAATATTGTATTGATCAACCTCAAGATATACAGATTTTTGAATTGGCAATATGGCACCATCCTATGAAAGCTAACCTTAGATAAATAGTAGTATATTACTAAGGTAGATTATGAATTTTAAACTTGCTATCATTAAAGCAACTGCTATATTACTGCCTACATATGCAGTAGCATTTGCCACAGAAAAAATGGTTTATACTATGCCTATGTTAGCGGCCGTAACAATCTTTGTAACTGCACTAGATTTTGATTCTACTTTCAAAAAAAAAGACGAGGACCCCGTGATGAGCGAAGAATCGACGATGACGGAGGATTCGATGGTACAGAAGGAAGTTGACATAGAGGGAGAATAAAATGGAAACACAAGGTGATGTACAAGCCGGCATAGAATTTATATATCATATGCGAGAACACTTAGTTGATGTAGGTGTAGCAACGGCATACTTATTTGCCTGTTATGCAATTTATTTATTGATGAAAAAATATATTAAGTGAGGAGAAATAAATGTATGAATATAAAGCAACCGTAGTTAAAATTGTTGATGGTGACACAGTAGATGTTGATATTGATTTAGGTTTTGGTGTGGTTTTAAAAGACGAGAGAGTAAGAATAATGGGCATTGATACTCCTGAATCAAGAACACGTGATCTTACAGAAAAAGCTTTTGGTTTAGCAAGTAAAAAAAGATTAACCGAATTACTAGGTGACGGTGGGGTTCTTAGAACACGTATAAACAAAAATGGAGAAGATATGAAAGGCAAATTTGGTCGTATCTTAGGAGATTTTAGTGTATATCATGCACCTACTGATAGCTGGCGAATGGCTACAGAAATTATGATAGAAGAAGGTCATGCAGTAAAATATGAAGGACAAAATAAAGATGATGTCCAAGCCGCTCATATGGCAAACAGAGAACGTTTATTAAGCGAAGGTATTGTTAAATTAGAGGACTAAATGGTTTATAAGTTACCAGAAAGACATAATTCTACAAGTGCTACAACTATTGCAGAAATGCGTAGTTGGATCCATAGAATGCAACAAAATGTAGAAGATCAACTTTCTATAATGCAAGAAGGTGATCATAATTATGATTGGCTGGTGAATAGATTAGAACAATTAAAAGATTGGTCTAAACAATATGCACAACTTCAAGGTAAAAAACTACCGAAACCACGCAATAGGTCTAATTTACATCACTGGGATAATTCTGATCAAAATATGTAAAGGTTGACAAATGTAAAATTATACGTTATAAAGTATATAGTATAACTTTATGGAGTATAAAATATGTCTATGCATCTTGTGGGTCCTTACATGACCACAACACAATACAGTCGTAAACAGAAACAATCCAAATCTAAAAAGCTACAGCAGGCACAAGCAGAACACGAAAAGTGGCTCAAGAAAATGGGTGTGAATAAACCCACACAAGATTATCGTGCACCAATGCCTGATTATTCTTCACCATCTGGTAACAAAATACCTACAAGTGATAGAATTGACGGAGTTGCTGTACAAAAAGATCGTAATGTATATTCAGGTGAGCGACAACTACTAGGTGTTGCTACTATGCATAAGTCTAATATGGTTCCTATATTTGCAGATAAGAAAGAAGATGCTAAAGACATTGCTAGAATGAGGCGTAATTAATGGATTCACAAAATTTAGTTGAACAAGACGCCATGTGGGAAACATTTGATACATTAGAACCTGAACAAAGTTGGGTACCTAGTGATGAAGAAAAATGGCTGATTGATCAAATTGCAACAGTTTTAAAAAAATTAAGTGCATAATTTAAACTACACATAAAATGTAGGTTAAAAAATTATTAAATACAAAACGAGGCAATTATGAAACATACTTACAAGGCATTTATAGCTATTACATTTTTTTGGTGGATTGCACTAGAAGCAACAGCTCAAGGACATGAAGAATTTACTTTTCCTGAAGATACTTTTCCCCAAGAACATTGTTTAGCTTTAAACATATATTTTGAGGCTAGAAGTAGCAATTTAGCTGATAAATACGCAGTCGCAGACGTGGTGTTAAATCGTGTTAGAGATACAAGATTTCCAACAACAATTTGTGAAGTTGTTAAAGAAGGATTATATGATAGCAATGGGCATCCACGTAGAAATAAGTGTCAATTTAGTTGGTGGTGTGATGGAAAAAAAGATCATCCAAATAATGAAGACAGATGGGTAGAAGCACAAACTATTGCTTGGAGCATTATTAAATGGGACAAGTATAGAGGCCTCACAGAAGGTGCAACACATTACCATGCAACTTATGTAAGACCTGCATG